TCCGGTCAGGTCTGGTACGACAGAGCCAACGTCACCTAGTGTGAATGTAGGACCTACAATTGTTGGTGGTGTTAGCAGTCCATTACCTTTAAGTAGCCCTGCGCCTGGTACAACAGAAACAAGCGCTGGTTCTACAAGTATATCATCACTTCTTCGAAGAGCAAGAAGAAATCGTTAATACTGAAGGTTAAAAATCATCTTTAACATATATTTATTTAAAATAAGAAGATAAACTAATTATGGGATATTTAAACAATTCTACAGTATCTGTTGATGCTATATTAACAACAAAAGGAAGAGAATTATTATCAAAGGGTACTACAAACGGCTTAGACATTAAGTATTTTGCTTTGGGAGATGATGAAGTAGATTACGATCTATGGAATCCTGCTCACCCACTAGGTAGTGACTACTATGGTATAATTATAGAAAATATGCCTGTTTTAGAAGCATCTCCAATCCCGGAGCAAAATTTAAAGAGTAAGTTAATCACATTAACTAAAGGTACAACATCAATAGCAACTGTAGTTACTACTCCGGCGACTATTGGAACTGGACCGACAATTAGTCTTTCAGGATTAAAATATAGCGTTAATGGAGCGCCATTAACAACCCCTAGTTTTATAGATGTTACCGCTCTTTTATCAGATACTTCTTTTAATAATAATATTTTAGGATATACAGTTAATTTTGATTCAAGATATTTCAATATCGTTCCAATAGCTGTACCTCCTCCGGTATCTGTACCTGGTACAACTGAAGGAGCCCCTGCTCAACCTACAAATCTTACCCCAGCTCTTACTTTAGGAGACGCTGGTACATTAAGTTCTATTGTAACGACAGGAACATTTAGAATTACATTAAAAAATCCAGCTCCGGCAGAATTTTTAAGTAATGTTGCTCCTGGAGCAGGTACATTACAATATATTTATGTAACTGGTAATGAGATAGGTGGAAGAGCAACCTTGCCAGTATATATAGGAAGAGGATCATTTTAATAAAAAATAACTTAAACATATGAGTCAAACATTTAAAAGCTTAGCTAATAATGATATAATATCTAACCCAAATCAGTTAGTAACATCTCCGTTGTGGGCAGATAACGTATCTTCATTAACTACATACTTTACAAGCTCCTTATTAACAGCTACACAGGAACAATATTATTATGAAGTAGTAAGCAATTCTAGCACTAGCGCTAGTGGTCAATTTGCTGTTACATACGGACATCGTTTAGGGAGCGGAAGTTATTCTGGTGGAGGTTCGTTAAATGATTCTCCGACAAGAGCAATTTATTCTCAATATAAAAATATTTTATTATCTCCAACAGATTCACAATTTACATTTTTTGGTGGTGTATCAACAGATCAGATATATGTAATTTCAATTAACAGAGCTAGATTAAAAGAAAAATTAAATTCTGGTACATGGCAATTAAACTTAGTAGAATTAAATGGTCGTTCATTTGCAAATGCTGCTTATACAGGAAGTAATGTACAAGCATCTAGTTCAAATAGAATTGTTAGTTTAATTGATGATAGTAACAGTCCATCTAGTTTAGGCGCAAGTAATGGTGGAAGAGTATTTAATGTAGTATCAGGTTCAATTGCGGGTGGAATATTTAATGGAAGTGTAAGCACATCACATTCATATGGATTAGTATACCCTGATTTAGGTATTATTGTATTAAATGCTGATAGATTAAATTCAAATCTATTTTTTAATTCTGTAACAGCATCCTTTACAGTAACAGGGTCATCAGCAGTACCAGGTGGAGATAATGCATGGAAATTATATACATCTATATCAGGCGCAGCTGCTGTTAGTGTTGCGAACGGATTTACAGCTAGAAGTCAAGAATCAATTAAGTCTCAAATTGTATTTGTAAGAAGTAGATGGAATGAATTTAATTATTCTAATAATCCATCATTCGTAACATCATCAGCAGGACAAACAATTATTGCTCAACCATCAATGAGAGACAATCCTCAGGTATACGTTACATCAGTAGGTTTGTATGATTCAGGTTATAACTTAGTAGCAGTTGCAAAATTAAGTAGACCTTTATTAAAATCATTTGATAGAGAAAACCTAATTAAGGTAAAAATAGATTTTTAAGATATATTGTTAAGAAAGCTCGTTTACGGGCTTTTTTACTGAATATATTATCACCATCATAATTATAATAAAGATAAATATGAGTGAAGTATTAGGTTCAATTAATCGAGCAACTACAACTAAATATACTGCGCATAAAAACTGGAACTTTGTATCTGAATCATTTCTCCTTAACAATATAAAATATTTACGAGGTCAATATTCAAATTTACCAGTAGCTATAAGTGCATCGTCTGCAATTGGAGAAGTACAAAATCCAGACGGTAGTTATATAAAAAATACTTACATTAATTTAAGTCATTTATATTATACGTTTTATGATTCATATGGACATATAAAATATCCTCAAAACTCTTTTAACAGAGAGTTAAATAAAGAATGTATAATTTACTCAATACCGCAATCTAAAGTAGGTCTGGGAATTAAGCCTGGTAGCTTTAATTTAAGTGTAGATACGCCGGTAGGTACAATTAGTTTGCAAGATAATGAAAATTATGAATTAATAGATTTAGGTGTTGATACATCATATTTTATTAAACCATCAACAATATATTTAGGCTTTAATCAAGAATTTAATTCTTCTTATAAACAACCTTACGTTAATAATAATGTAACATTTCTACCAGGAATTAAATCTCCTAGTTACACATTTGGATATGGTGCATATTTTAATGGTACATCATCAATTCAAGTAGAAGATAATGGAACGGCTTGGTCTAATACATTTAATAATGATTTTGCTATATCTTTTTGGATAAATATCTCTTCATCAATTTCATCTCCGTCGCCAATAACGATTATTTCGAAACGTTGGGATAATACATTATTACAAACATATCCATTTCATATTTCATACAATAAAACAGGAGGATCTATAGTGTTTTCGTATGCAAATTTATATGAAACAGTAACTATAGAATCTGACCCTGGTGTATATGATGCTTTTAACCATATAGTATGTCAAAAAACTGGAAGTACACTTGAAATATATTTAAATGGGGTTATAAATAACACGTATGTATTAGCAGATGATATTTCAATATCAAATAATAGTCAAATATACATAGGAGCAGCAAATTCAAGTAACCTAAATCCATTCACGGGAGTCTTAGATGAAATTCGTCTTTATAACAGCGCATTAACTACAAATGAAATTACAGCTTTAAATCGTTTACAGGATACAGATTATTCTGCTTTACAAACTAATAAAGTCGGAAATGTATTTTATGAAGATGGTATAATTGTATATACTCCATTACAAAATGAATTGGTAGATTTAATATATAATAAATTTGATTCGAGCTTTTCATATAAAAGTAGTTTAGATATTCAGCAGCAAAAGTACTACATTAATATACCAATGGAAAAGTATAATACAAGTACAAATCCAACGTTATATGATGGCACTACATTACGATCGTTTGCAACCGGGTCAGACTTTACTCCTTATATTACAAGTATTGGGTTATATGATTCAAAATACAATTTAATAGGAATTGGAAAATTAGGTTCGCCAATAGCAAAAAGAAATGATATAAATCTAAATATTGAAATAAAATTCGATATTTCTTAAATTAAAAACAGGTTATGAAAAAAATAAAATTATCAATACGCGCGTTAGCAAGAAAGCACGGATATCGTTCTGGTTTAGAAGATAAAATATCAGAGCAACTTAAAGCTACGAATAAAGTATGGAGTTACGAAAGTGAAAAATTAAAGTATACAGTCCCTGAGCGAATAGCAACCTATACGCCTGACTTTATTATAATTAAACAAGATGGCAGTAAAATGTATGTAGAATCAAAAGGTAGATTTACTGCTACAGATAGAAAGAAAATGAAGTTAGTAAAAGAAGCTAATCCTGAGTTAGATATACGATTATTATTTCAGACTCCGAATAATAAAATAACAAAAGGTTCTAAAACAACATATGCTGATTGGGCTGTAAAACAAGGATATCCCTGGGCAGCAAAAGAAATTCCTCAGGAATGGCTTGAAGAATAAGATTTTTTTATTATATTATCTATATGGATAATACTAAATTAATTTCTTCAGTAGAATCAGTTTTAGGAAAAGGTAAGAAAACATCAAATGGAAATGTTTCATATTATTGTCCTTTCTGTAATCATCATAAAAGAAAGTTAGAGGTTCAAATGGCAACAAATTCAAAAGGAGAAAATCCTTGGAATTGTTGGACATGTCAAAAACGAGGTCGTAAATTAATAAACCTCTATAAACAACTAAACGTCGGATATGAGAAAATATTAGAATTAAATACATCTTTAGGTGTCGTTACAAAAGACATTAATAATCTATTTACAGAGCATACAAATCAAAATACATCATATCTTTCTTTACCTAAAGAATATAAATCGTTTCTGGAAGCAGAAAATACTCCGAACTATAGAAATGCTTTAAAGTATTTACGGGAAAACAGAGGATTTACAGATTTTGATATTATCAAATATCATTTGGGATTTTGTGAAGAAGGCCCATATAAACATAAAATTATAATACCTAGTTATGATACTTCTGGAAGTTTAAATTTCTTTGCTGGAAGAGACTTTTATGATTCAGAGTTTAAACATAAAAATCCAAACTATAGTAAAGATATTGTAGGCTTTGAATTGTATATTAATTGGCAGTTACCAGTTATTTTAGTTGAAGGTGCAATTGATGCAATTACTATTAAAAGAAATTCAATTCCTTTATTTGGAAAAACAATATCAAATGAACTTAGAAAACGTTTAATTGAAAAGCGCGTTAAAGACATTTATGTATGTTTAGATAAAGATGCTCAAAAACAAGCCATAGCAGTAGC